ATTGTTGTCTCCCACTGGGTGGAATATCTGTTTCCCTGCGTCGCCAAGAACCAGCGTGTAGTCTGCTGACTGGCTGTTCTGCGGGTATTGAACCGCACCTGATGGCGCTGCCGCCGAGGTCCAAGTCGTCCCATTGCTGGTCAAAACGTTACCCGTCGTACCCGGAGCAACTGCTTGCAATGCCGACGTGCCGTTGCCCAGAAGGACGTTGTTGGCAGTTAATGTCGCTGCGCCTGTGCCGCCGTTGGCAACAGGGAGCGTGCCTGTAACCGTCGCAGAAGCAAGATCAACACTCAATGTGCCGCCGAGGGTAAGCGAACCCGTGGAAGTCACCGTACCGGTAAGAGTAATCCCGCTAACCGTGCCAGTGCCGCCTACGCTCGTAACCGTACCTACATATTGGTCAGCCGACGAAATGCTAAAGCTCGGATAAGACCCGCCGATTGTCGTGGTGCCACCACCCGTCAGCGAGACCGTTTGGTCGGGAGCCGAGTTGGTAACGGTAATCGCACCGCTACCGTTGCTGATTGTAATCCCTGTGCCCTGTGTCAGCGTGCTTTGCGTAAGCGAGCCGTCGGAGGTCTTACCGATCAGGAGTTGCCCGTCCGTGTATGCCGTATGTCCTGTGCCGCCAGCAGCAGCAGGAAGAGTACCAGCCGTCAGTGTCGTGGTGCCCGACGAGAAAATCGCACGGTTAGCCGCTGTAAACGTCGTCAGACCTGTACCACCTAGCGTCGTAGCTACAGGCGAAGTGAGGCTGAACTGTGTGCCAGACAACGTAAGGCCAGTGCCTGCCGAATAAATCTGAGCCGATGAAATCTGCGCAAACGTGATGTTTGTCGTACCAAACGTAATTGTACCCGGAGTATTGCAGGTGTAGGTCCCGCCTGCGCCGGTCGTGCCTTGTTGGACAAACACGGTCGAGCCTTCGCTCAGACCGGCTGGGCTAGCGCTGACAAAAGTGTTTGCGTCACTGGAACGCGTCAATATCCAGTTGGTCGAGACCGAACCCACATCGGTCACGACATAGATGCCGTTCTGTGTCTGCGTGGTCTGTTGATAGATCAGGACGCGGTCAGCAACATTAAGCGTCACGCCGTCGATAACCAGTGCGGCCTGCGTACCGGCATTGGTCAGGGTAGCGCCAACCCCGGCAGTCCCGTTGCTATACGTCGCGTTCAGGTTGATCGGTGACTCGACCCGTACCGGCTGGTGGAAGTGAATACCGGTTGAGGCTACTGTATCGACGTACTGCTTGGTCGCCGCTTGAAGCGCCAGCGTCGGGTCTTGGGTCAGCGTAACCGAGGTCAGACCAGCGAGCGTGAGCGAGGTAGCACCGAGGGCGACCGAGGTCGTGCCGATGGTGACCGAACTGTTGCTCAGCGCAGCGTTAGGGATTGCAGAGAAGTTCGTACCCGTAAGCGTCGGGGTCGTGGAGAACGTCGGTGGGTTACCGCCAACAAGGACACCAGAAGCCGATGCAAGGAACGCCGTGGTGTTAGCCGCCGTCTGGTAAGGGACAGAGCCCGCAGCGCCAGCAGCTAGGTTAGTAGCCCGCGTAGCCGTCGCCGCATTACCTGTGATGTCGATGTTGACGTTGCCAGCCGCATCTTCGTTGACCGACTTTTCAGACGGGTAGGTGACAAAGACCGTCTTCTCGCCTGCGCTAAAGTTTATTAGGCTAGTGCCAGTGCTGGACGACAGCACGGTATCCCGGCTCAGGGTTGTACCCACCGCCGTGTAAGTGCCGATACCGACTTCCCACTGAGACCCGCCAGTGATGGTGTAGTAGGTGGTGTTACCGTTGCCAATAGCCGCACCAAATGACTGAAAGCCGGTGGGTGGCGTGCCCGCAAGTGTAACCGCCCCCGTACCAGTCGTGGTCGTTACGTCTTGTACACGATCAGCGAGAACGAGGGCCATTGCTACCTCACATCAGGTTTCGGAGCTTGTAGATCGTCGTGAGATAAACTTCCGTCACCCCGTCAACGAGGTTGGCTACCGCCCGGTTGCCCTTGCAGATAGCCTCATGGTTTTTCTCGATCCACTCAGCGTCTTCGATCAAAATAAGCAGGATGTCATCCGCCTTGGTTTTGGGGGCTTTGATGGCCCCTAGCAGTTCAAATGCACCCTGATACGCCTCGACGAGCTTGTCGATGGCGTCGATCACCTCGTCGTAGAACTTGCCGAGTGCCTTATGCCGCGCGTACGCACCGACCCCATTGGCAGTCCAATGTTCGAAATGCGCCACGTTGCGAGCATAAAACACTCGGCTGATAAGTTCTTCGATCATTAAGCGATCCGGATAATGGCCGTGGTGTTAGTGGCGGTCGGGAAGATGATGGTGAAGTCACCCGCCGTTGCCGTCTTGTCCGAACCAAAATCCAGCACCGCAACCGCAGCGTTCGTCAGCGCCGTGTTGGCGTTCGAGTTAGCCGAAGGCGTGGTGTTATAGATCAGCGCGCCGCGAGCCGTGATGGTCGCGTTGGTGAAGGTAAGGTCACCGAAGTCAACGAAACCCGTACCCGTTTCCGAGTTCGTGTTGACCGCCGTCGCACCGAGGTTGGTCAGCGAGCCGCCGCCAGCGGTGTAGTTGGTGCCCGACGACGAAACTTCGTTCGATGAGGTGTACGTCGTGGTGTTCGCATCAAGCGAAGCAGTGGACGAGTACAGCGCCAACTTAAAGACGTCCGCACCTGTGTCGCCCGAGGGGCGGAAGTCGTGCACACCGAGCATAAGCTGAGCTTTGAAGCTGGTGCACATTGCCTGTGTTATTGACAAAGGAGGTCTCCTTTCAAATATTTAACTGCACGTTCCATACGGTCCGTGTCATCGTTGAACAGCCCAAGCCCACGATTGCACTTGGTACACAGCAGCCCACGAATAACGCCCGTGGTATGACAGTGATCTACAGGAAAATGCTTCGTCCTACCACCCGGTTTTGTGCTTTTACAGACAGCACACCCCCCACCTTGGGCGGATAGCATTTCATCGTAGGCTTCTACTGAAAGCCCGTAAGCCGCTTTCAGTTTGCTACGCCGTTCAATCCCGAGAACGTGCTCTCGGTTTTCCGTCCTATAACGTCGGTTGCGCTCAACCTTACAAGGTGTGCATTCAGATACGAGCTTACCCGGTCGATGAGTGCGGCGCACCGTAAACGCCGCCGCAGGTTTAACCTCATCACAGATAGAGCAGTGGCGCGCTTCCATTGCTACATGTCCAAGATGGGGATGAACTCTGAGTGCCCGGCCTTGTGAAATTTGTTCACCAGAGTCACGTTATGGGACCGGACAGCCTCGTGCATATAATAGACGAGCACTTGGCGGATGGAGTCCTTGAACGCCTCCGCTTGGTCCCTGATAGCCGGATGTGCGTTGCCCCCAACATAGATGATCTTGTCGAGAGCACGTTCAGCAATCTCTTCGGGCGTGAAGCCACGGCCTTGCGTGGTCATCACCATCACGTCGCCGCCCAGCATTGTTCCTACGGAGTCAATCATATCACCTCACCGGGTACCGAACTTGGGGTGTGCGGTACATGTCTTGGCGATTCTTCCCTTCGCCAAGCTGCTTGAGCATAGCCAATGCTTCGTCGTACCGCTTCTGGTATCCGGCGATTACATCAGCTTCACCCTTCATGAACGTATACGCTTCTAGCAGCGCGCCGTAAAGGAGCGCGCTCTCGAAGTTGTCCCCAAGCCACGACGTACCCGCAGTCACAATCGACGGCGGGTAGTAGAAGTAGTGGAGTTCTACGCTGTAATTTTGGTCGGGGGTGGGCCCGAGGATGAAGGAGTCCACGTCAAAATAGGCGTAGTACGTCGGCGGCCCAGTCACGTTCGGGTTGGGGAACGCAGCACGGATGAAGCTGACGTCCTTGTTCAGGAGGTACTCGTAAGCCCCCGTGTTGGGGTCAATTAGCGCCATCGAGAAGGTAGAAAGCCAGTCCGAGGGGACCGAGAGATACTTGTTGGTAGCGGTGCAGTTGCCCGTCACGTTCTTGCGCAGGTCAAGAAGCTGGACCGTGTTGAAGATACGCTCTTCGGCGTTGACGATAAACGTGTCGATCTGCTCAGTCGAAGTGAGTCCACCCGACCCCACCGTGTCCGGGAAGTCGTTTTCGGTGTAACCCTTAATGGTCTCGACAAGCTGAGCGTAGTTCATTAGCCAAGCTTCTTGCTGCTATTCGTACCTTTGGTAGCCGCACCGGTCCCACGCGTCTTCACGGTCTGGGTGTTAGGTACGTTGTTCGGATAGCCACTGTTGCCCAAAGGCTCATGAGACGGCTTAGGTTGGTTGTATTCAGCCATTTTTATTGACCTTTCCCATATCCTTGATCGGCTTCTTACCGCTCTTCTGGTTCGCAACCTTAGCAAGGTTACGTCCGAGCTTCAGCATCTGGTCGTTAGTCTTACCACCCTTAGCCATGTCAATTCTCCGTCGTCTGAATAGTCACGGTACCGACCTGACCATTACCTACTAATGTATCAGGAAGACCCCACAAACCCAAGGGGTTTTGAAAACCCACAGGGTCCCACCCCCAGTGAATGACGCGGCTACCCTGCGAGGGGGTACCAAACGCGTCTACATCCTCAGTCGGCAACGTATTCGGTTGCGTCCGAATACCCGTCAAACCAGCTTGCCAGAAGGTCGTATCGGGACGTGGGTTACGGATAGCCTGTGGGTCATCCACCGGGTACATGCCAAGTTGAAGCTGCGGCTGATCCGGCTCCCAGCACGTGGGGCACACAAGGATATTGATGTTCTTCGTCTTGATGACGAGCGACCTCAGTTCCTTCAGCTTGTAGCGAAAGCCACAGCGATCACACTGCGAAATCGCGTACTTACCAGAGGCGAACCGGTTAGGCACGTTACCCCCTTAGTAGAACATCTGACGCGGTGCGAGGCGCAGCGGTGCTTTTTCGCGGTCTTCGTCTGCGGCCTGCTCCCAAGCTTCGTCGTACATACCCTTGAGCATGACGGAGCGTTCGAGTGCTCCGGGGATTTTAAGCGAGAGATGGTACGCGAGCCCTGCAACCATGGCGGGCAACATGCGGAACGGAATATCTTGCGTGGTAACGCCTTCGCCCGCGTCTTGAATACGACGCAGCCGGAAGTACACGAACGTGTAGAAGTTGTTCTGGTCCGGGGCAGGCCACACGTTGATGTTCGGAGCTTGAACGCCCGAGGGGTTCTGCGCGCCTGACTGGCGGTTGATCCACACCTGAATAGGCCGACCCTGCGCGTTCTTGTTAGGAATCGTGAGGTAGGTATCGGCGCTGATACGGTTGATGTTGATGTCCGTCTGCCCCTGCTGCCCCGACTGAGTGCGGATGACGTGGTCGAACAGGTCGATGGTATCCACCGGCAGGTTGTAGGTAATCTGCCCCTGCACCATGGCAATCTGCCCCTGCTCAATGGTCCAGAGGTTGATGCCCTTGTTCGCCCACTCAATGGTCAGCAGGTTCAAGCTGCGCCGCGCCGTGCGAAAGTCATAACCCGTACGCAGTTCAGCACCACAACGCTCAAAAGCCTCCTCAATGAGGAGGTTAACATCAAGATTGAACGATGTGGTACTGGATGTCGTCATTTACTTCCTCCGCGCCGCTTCCACGCGCTTGGGCTTACCGGCTGGCTGCCCTAGCTGTTTTTTCTGGGCGATGCGTTTGCGTTTTTCCGATGTAGTCATCTCCGACGACGTCTTGGGTGTCTTATCAGAAATACGTTTACTAGGTCTACAATAAGGTGTGCCGCGCTTCTCACCCGGCTGCCGCCCGCAGGCTTTACCCGTACGGACGTCCTTCCAGTCCTCTTGGAACCAGCGCTTGAGCGAAGCGCCTTTCTCGGTTTTACGAACTGCCACCTTTGTTACCCCAGTTCTTGGCACCGACCTTGCGGCACTTAGAGATAGCCCCGGAGGCGTAGGCGGAAGGAAAGACTTTGTAGCGCGCCTTGACCTTGGAATAGCACGCGTCCTTGGCGCTGCCACCTTCGGCCATGCGCTTCGCCTTAACCTTGCCGCCCTTGGCGTAGACGGTGACCGAGTCGGGGTTGTCCTTCCGACGAATGGTCTTCGCCTTTGGCATCTTGGACGCCATCATAGCGCCCATACCCCGACTGGCACGCATATCAGCAGCCCTTCGTCTTTCCGCCTTTGGCGTAGTCGCCACGGCGTGCACCACCCATTGCGCCAGCGCGGCGCATAAGTTGACCGGTAGACCCAGAACCCGTTTGAGTTGGGTTCATATTTATCTTCGAGGTGTCCCCGCCGAGACGACGTCCGATACCGCCCATGGCCATCTTCGGCATCTTGGTGTCGGTCTTGCCCTTCTTGGCAACGCCATCGGCGCGCGACGAGACTGAGCCACCCTCGGCGTACTTCTTCATCGCACGACCCATCGTGTCAGCCGACTTCTTGGTCATGGCACGACCGGCCTTATCGGCCATCTTCTTCATGCCCATCTTCTTGTCCTTCATCTCGAACTCCTTGCCGACCTTAGAGGGAACGCCCACCTTCTTGGCGAACTTGGGGTTGTTGGCTACTGCCGCCATGAAGCTCTTCTGCTTGGGTGTCTTGCTAGGCATGATTCATCCTTTCTTCATGTCATCCAGTTTAGCTTCAAGGCGCTGGATACTTTTGTCGATGCGCTCTGCGAGCTTATCGAGCGTCTGGTTGACCTCCGCGCGAGTGACGTGGTCACGTGCCACTTCTTCCCGCGTTTTGTTGAGCAAGATACCCAAGCGGTCCAGTTCGTCGAACTTACCCTTAAGCATAAAGCCCATAACCCCGACGACCGCACTGAGGACGACGTTCCATATCATCATCTCCATGTCAGCACTTCCAAGCGCGAAGAGACTTATTGATACGGCTGTTCGGGTCGTTAGCGGTCTTGGATGACGTCAGCTTCTTCTTCATCCCAGACATCCGGGCGCAGAATGACTTTTTGCGGCTACCGCCTTCAGGCTGCGGGGCCTTGAGCCCCGGCTTCCCCGGATTGGCTTTGTTGTAAGATGCACGCCCCTTGGCGTTTAAGCCACCCTTGGGGTTCTTGCCTTCCTTACGCTGCCAAGCCGGGGTCTTAGCCATTAGCAGATTTTCCCTTTGGTGTGGCCCTTCTTGGCAATGCCGTCGCCACGGGTGACGCCGCCCTTGGCGTACTTCTTGACGGCCTTCAGGTCCTTGGCGTCCTCACCGGACATGCGGTTGCCCGACTTCACGGACTCACCGGGGGACGGCATCGTGCGCTTCTTAGGCGGCATCATCCGCTTGGTTTCTTTACCAACCTGCTCGGAGACGCGGTTGCCGCTCTTCAGCGACTCCTCAATGGACGGCATACCACCGTTGGCCATCTTCTTAACCGCACCACCCTTGGCCATCTTCTTGACCGCGCCGCCGTGCTTCATGCCGGGGGCCTGCTTTTTCTTTGTTTCTTCCTCTTCCATACGGCGGCGCTTATCGGCAGCGGTATCGCCTTCGCCAATAGAGTGCATAAAGGGGCTGATCTTACGCATATTAGAAAACAGACCTTCCCCGCTAGCCATGCCGTACAAGGGGGAGATAGAGCCGAGGATTTTGTCAATCTTAGCCATCAGACGAACCTTCCTTTAGTCTTGCCCTTGGTGGCGCAGCCGTCTGCGCGCTTGGAAGCGGTGGAACCGCCCTTGGCCATCTTCTTGACCTTGCCGCCCTTCTTGAAGGGGATAGCTGCACCTGCGCCGATAGCGCCACGGCGACCAACACCAAGCGACACACGCCCTTCGTCCCCGCCGAAGGTAGGGCCAAGGTAACCAGCGGTGCGAGCAATTGGCGGTGCGCGACGGTCTACGGCTCGGCTTGGGGTCATAGAAGCGGACATACCGCCACCGCCACCGCTACCCGGCATCGACGGGCCCATAGCACGAGCGCGAGATAGCGCTTCTAGGTCGAAGTTCTCAGGGCGCATCCCCTCGACGATGATTTCATCGTCTACCATACCACCGTCGGCGTAACGCTTCTTGCGCTTCATACGAAACGACCTTTCGTCTTACCCTTAGTGGCGCAGCCGTCTGCGCGCTTGGAGGCGGTGGAACCGCCCTTTTTAAAACCCGTCACCTCGTTGAGCTTAGCACGTGACTTGGCGTAAAGGCCCGCGCCGGGAGCTTTAGCATCCGCCTGCAACTTGCTACGTTTGATGGACGCCATGGCCTTTTCGGTCATGGCGTCATGGCCCTCCAAGTTCTTCGCCCGCGCAATGACTTCGTCCCTTGCTTCCTTGGGCGATGCAAAATACTCGTTCTCTCGGCTGTAAAACTCAGCCATCTGAGGTACAGCCTCCGTACCGATGCCTATAGATGCGCGGCGATTACGGCGATTAAGCTTGTACCTTTCCTGAAACTTTTTACTCGCTTCCGGGCCAAAGGGATCATCGCGTTTCATGCTACATTCCTCTGCGGAGGGACAACCATCGGGTAAAGGATATCCTTACCGTAGTTGCCGATGTATTCCTGCACGCCCATGTGACCTAGCGAGATTGACGGGTCGATCCAGACGTCGAAACCGAGTTCACGTGCACGGTCACAGAAGAGGAAGTCTTCCCCCATGTAACCTTCTTCCGTAACTTGGAAATCAAACATCGCAGTGAGCGTACGATCCGAGCGAGTATCATAATATTTCCACTCCGGATGGGCTGCTGCCATCTGCTCAAAGACCTCACGACGCACCAGCATGAAGGCAGTCGCCACGCGCTTGGCACGGACAAGGCCCATACCGTTCATCGTAAGCTCGCCGTTCTCGTCGTAGTCCAACGTGGCGATGTAGGTCTTGGTCTCGCTGCGGGTGCGCGGAACACCGGCGACGATGCCCTTCTTGGGGTCGGTGCCCCACGCCATCAGGCGGAAAATGTCGTCAGGCTCGAAGTTGATGTCCGAGTCGATGAACATGAGGTAGTCGCAGTTGGACTCCAGCAGGTCCTGCGCCAGCAGATTGCGAGCACGGGAGACAACAGAACAGCCGCAGATGCTGCCAATCTGAATATCAATCCCGTGCTGCGCAGCCTGTTGCGCAAAGCGAGCGAGCGAAACTGCCAGCTTCAAGGACACCTTGAAGTCGTATGCAGGCAGAGCAACGAAGATGCTCTTACCTGCTAGATCATAGCTCTTTTGCGCTTGCATAAATCACCCGTAGAAGACTGTCAGGCTGGTCTGGTTGGTCATCTGGGCATAAATCCCATTCTGAGCCAAGATGCCCTGACCCGGAATGAGAAGCGTAACAACGTCATCGCTGGCGTTGGTATCGACCGACATCATCCAGCGAGTGTTGTAGTTGCAAGCTGCACCCGCACCCACCGTACCCGAGTTAATATCGGTCACAGTGAAGGTGTTGGTTGCCGCCGTCTGGATGACGTAGTTACCATTGGTAGCTCCGCCTGCCCCAAAGGTGAGGCCAACGGCCTGACCGGGCAGCAATCCATGGGCGTTCTTCGTTACCGTGATGACGAACCCCGAACGCCCGTAGGTGGCCGAGGTTTGAGCAACGGTGGAGTCCCACAGGTTAACAGTCCCAGCGACGTTCGTACCCGTGCCAATAACCCCCTTAAGGCGTGCACGGGTAGGAACCAGTAGCCCGGACTGATTAGTGTGGGCTGATAGGACGTCTGACTGCATTGCCATCGGATTTCTCCTTCTTAGAGGTTACCGATTAGGTGTTAGCAGTGAAGATCGTCGTCAGCCAAACTGCGTCCGTGGTCGCAATGCACTGAAGCCAAGTCGAACCTTCCATGGTCACCGAAGCGGTGCCGTTGATGGTATCGCTGGTGTTTGCATAAACGATGAGGCCGTTCGTAGCCGCCGAGTTGTAGACCGAGATGGTCGTACCAGCGACAGCCGTCGGCAATGCAACACCGTTCGTGCCAGAAGCGCTGCCAACGACGTTGACACCGTTCGAAAGAGCAGCGGCGGTTGCGAGGTTAGTACCAGCAGCGGTGACAGCAGCAACCGGCTGAACAACGGTGCCCGTAACGGTGCCCGAAATGTTGCCTGTGACGTTGCCGGTGACATCACCGATGAAGCCGTTGGTCGAGATTACTGGACCTGAAAAGGTTGTATTGGCCATGATTTATCTCCGTGTAGTAGCACCACCCCATACCGTCTCTACTACGTCTGCTAGGGCAGTCGGTATGGATTAATTACCTAGGTGAGTAGGTATAACATCAAAAAGAAAAGAGGGGAAGAAGTTTCCCTCTCCCCCTCCCCCTGTTTCCTTAGGCAGCGCCTACGGAAGCGAACATGCCCAGCGGGTCAGACCAGCCGAACGAGTAACGCTCACGGCTCTTGTAACGGACGTTGCCGGTGTCGAAGTCGCCGTCCATGCTCTGAGCGAGCGGAGTACGGACAAAGTGCTTCAGACCATTCGGAACATCGGTCGTCAGGAACCAAGCATCGGTGTCGGTCAGGAAGTGGTTAACAGTGTAACCCTCCGGAATCGAGCCGTTGCTCTTGATGGCGTTGATGTTGTTGTCAGCCGTGTTCACCTGAAGCTCGGTTTCGAGTAGTCGGGTTGCAACGAACTGGAGGCTCGGCGGGATCACCAACTTGCGCGGCTTGGCTGCGATCAGCAGGCCGCGTTCATCCGTCCACGCAGCGATCTGAATGACAGCGTTTTCAAGCGCCGTTTCGTTCAGGTCGGTAGCGACAGCCGGGATGTTCGAGTTGGTACCACCGGAGACCAGCGGGTGAGCGTCCGAGAACAGCGGCTGACCGTCACCACCGGGGTAGTCGGCGTCAAAACCGTTGTTCAGGACCGCAGCAGCCTTGGTCTGCTTGGTGTACGCCATGGCACGAGCCAACGCCTTGGTATAACGAGCCGAGAGGCTGTCATACAGGTTGTCTTCGATGGCTTCTTCCGTGAGCGAGAACCCGAGGGCAATCGTCTCATGGTTGTAGCGAGCCGTGAAGACTTCCTGAGCGTTGTCGTAGGCGATAGCCGAACCTTCGTTCTTAACCGGAGCAGCCGAGAAGCCCGACAGCTTGGTTTCTTCTTCGAACGAACGCTCAGAGGTTTCCGTTTCGAAAATCTCTTTGTGCTCTTCGCCATAGCGGGCGTATTCCAGACCGAACAGGGCGTTCAGGCCGGGCAAAAGCTCCTTGAGAAGCTGTGCGCGTGAAATTGCCATTGTTCAGTCTCCTTATGCGAGGCCAAGTGGGTTCAGGTACTGATGCATGCCCTGATTCCACTTCACGATAACCTCGGTGTAAGAACCGGGGCTACCCGCAATCGCGGTTTCATGGACAACATCAATCACGCGGATCGGCCACGCCGAGCTAGTACCTTCGGTCGAGTCAACACCGACCTTAGAGTTGCCCGTGATGGTCGAGCCGGTGTTGTTCGCACCGTTCGCCAGTTTGACGTTCGAGCCGACAGCAGCCTGAGTCAGGTAGCTGACGGTGTTCGAGTTGGTGCCAGCGCACACAGCGACCTTGAACAGCGCATCCGGGTCATCAAGGACGTAAGCCGTGATGTCGGAGATGTTCGTGGTGCCGGGATAATACTGACGGAAGGTCACACCGTACACCGGATCGGTGTAGGTGCAGCCAAGGAAGACACCAACCGGCGTAGCAGCGTCAGTACCGGTATCCTTGCCAACCGTACCACTAGCAAGCAGCTTCACGACGTCACCATAGAAGATGGCAGTCGCAGAGTTGGTTGCAATGGGGATTTGGCGCGTGGAACCGGCAAAAACCTGCCCGCCGATCAGATTGATCGGAAGAAGCCCGTATGGGCTCGTAACGGAAGGATATGCCATTGTTAAGCTCCTAGCTTAGCGTTTGCCACTACCGAACGAAGTCGTAGACCTTTTCTCCCTGAAGAGGGGCATACGATTATCGCTCTCGCGCATGAAGTTGTTGTCTACCGAGTCCATCTGAGCCTGATTCTTCTGCGCAAAGTAAGCCTTACGCTGGCGCATCATCTCATTCGGGGCTTTGCAGAGCAGCAACCCACCTACCTCGATATTGTCTTTGTAGCGGCTGTCTGGGTCGGTCATGCCATCAAACTGTGGTTGCTCTTCGATACGGACCGGCTCCCAACCTTCACGTCGTTTTGACATCAGGTTCTGGCCGTCCGCTTTACCTGCTGAGGCAACACGAATCCAACGGTACGAATAACCCGGCTGTTGATCCGGTTCTGGCAGCAACGAGGCCGGCTGCCATACTTTGGGCCTCTCCGACTGTTCACGTGTTTTACGCGGTGCACGACTAGATGAAATCTGTTCGTCCAACTCGTCCATGATGCTACGATCCGTCATATCAATTCTCCATCTTCATTACTTCACGAGCATATTGCTCGGGAGTCAGTCCAAACTTCTTGGCCACAGCCAATTGGGTTGTACTAAGCCTAATCTTTTTGGGGGATCGGCTACGAGAAGCGGGAGCGACAACGGAAGCAGCCCTAGGTTCACGTGTGACAGCTCTGGAGTCACCGTTAGCCACTTCGTCTCCCCCGAAATAATCGGGGAATCTACGACGGATTGTTTTGTCAACCGTCGCCCAATATTCGTCGGAACCAACAAACTGTGGGCCCCGTTCGTTTACGAGCTTTTGATGTAGCCCGAGTGCCGAGGCAGTCATCTCCGGGTCTGTACCGTACCATTGATTGCGCTCTTGCCACGCCATCGTCGTACGGTCAGGTTGCTGGATATTAGCCTGCCCTTGCGGGATTTGTACCTCAGTTTCTGGGGCCTGTAAAGTAGGGCGATAATTATTCAGGTTATCTGCTCTGATGGTAGCACTAGTGAGCTGCCTCTGTGCTGTCGTAATACGGTCTGCGTCGCCTGCTTCATAGGCATCGTGGTACGCCCGCTCCGCTTCTTTTAGCTCATACTCTGCCTGCTGCTTGTAGCTTGTCAGCAGGTGGTTTTCGCCTTCGCTAAGCGTAGATTTCAGCCGCTTGTTTTCTTCGTACAGGCGCTGTGCAGCACTAAGGGCTTCGGTCTGTTCGCGCTGGTACCGCTCCTTTTCGCGGCGCTCGTCGTGCCAGACCTTCTTCATCTGCTTAAGGCGGAGCTTTACCTTCTCCGAATACTCCTCAAGCTCATCGGCTTCGAGTTCGTCCACGATCTCCTTAGGCATGGGCGCTCGCCCACGGTCCTGCTCCGGAGTGTCGTCTTCGACCTCAATCTCGGGTTTACTTCGCGCTTCAGAAACAGGGGTTTCGTCAGTCTCGATCTCAAATTCAAACTCATCGTCTGGCTGGGTAGCCATGATTACGTCTCCTTTTGTACGGGCAAGCCCGTTTATTTGCGCTTGATACCGCGCGGGTCTTCCACAACAGCCTCAACGCTATCGTCGTTGATGATGCGGAACTCACGGCCATGGATTTCCACCCGAGTACCCGCGTTGGGGCGCACAAGGACGAAATCGCCTTCTTTGCACCACGGGCCAGAGGGGAACCGCTTCTCGTCACGATAGGCATCAGGGCCTACTTTGACGACAAACAGCACAGTCGTGAGGAGTTCTTCCCGCTCAATCATGCTATCGGTCTTGAAGATGCCACCCGTGGTCTTCTCTTCGATGTCGGGGATGGCACACAGGATGCGATAGCCCTGCGGGTCGGGAAGTTGCTTAGCCCGGTCCTCGACGGGAACCTCAGGCTCTTTAAGTGGTGCGTTGAGCACTTTGCCGTCCACGCCAACGAGGGCGGGGGCCACAATACCTACGATCTCAGTCATCATCTTGCTCCAGCTTTTGGGCTGTCTCGATAATAATATCCTTAGCGGTCAGGAGGCCGCGATACCGACCACAGGCGAACTTGTACTCGCCAATCTCGGACGCCTTCCCCATCGCAAGGTCACGCTCGATGTCCTTGCACGCTTCGTCTATCCTGTGAGCTAGGTGTAGTAAGACTGTACTCATTCATTTTCCTTAGGCGGTGCATTGGAAACAGGGGGTTTCTCTGCGGTTTGTGCCATCTGCATGGACTCACGAGCGACTTGCACGCCGATGCGAAGCCCAGCTTCTTGCTCCTTGGCGGACAAATTAGCTTTATCCGTTGCAATCTTGGCCCCAACTTGGAGACCAGCGATTTCTTTCTGCGCGGCGATGCGCTCGCGCTCGACGTCCATACGATCCGTCTTTTCAGCGGCCTCGATCTGGAGCTTCTGCTGCTTCAACTGAAGCTCGCCCTGCTTGATCTGCAACTCCTGCATCTGCATCTGCACGATGGGGTCTTGAGCCATCTGCTGGTTCTGCTGTTGCTGAGCCTCACCCTTGTTCTTCTGGAGAAGCTGGCCTGCGGCAGCTGCTGCAAGACGCGAAACCTGAAGCTCAACGTCTTCCGACATATCCGAGTTCGGTGGCGGCAGCGGGACGCCTGCCTGAAGCTCAATCTGGCGACGATACTCAAACGCCACATGCTCTTGGATGTGCGCTGCCATGGCACCCATAATCTGCTGCGCCATCGGGCTCTGACCCACCAACTGTTGAATCTTGGGGTCCTGAATAGCAGCCATGTGGACGGTGATATGCGCCTCGTGGTCTTGGTAGATGAACGCCTTGACCGGCTTACCGTTAATGACGTCCATGTTCTCGCTGACCGGATCACGCGGTTTGCGGTCGTCGTCATCCTTCAACGGCACGAGCTTGTTTGCGTTCTTGATGCCCAACACCTCCAACATCTGCCGGTGCAGATAGGGCATGTCGTAGATTTGCGGCGCACCCTGCGCCAACTGGATAACTGCCTGATACTGGACGATCTTCTGCGCCATGGTGGCAGCGTTAGGGTCGCTTACCGGCAGCACATCGACGTTGTCGTAGTCGGACTTCTTGGCCTTGCGGCTGCCTTCTTCCGGCTCGTAGGAGTAAGACTCCGGCGTATAGTCAGCGATGATGTTCTTGAGGAGCTTGAACTCCTGCTTCATCGAGTAGTGGATGCGCGCCTGCACCGCCGACATCATCTTGAGGCTGCGCTCAAGGATAGCCAGTGTCGTCCCCACAGGGGCGTTTGCCGACATATCAGCGACCTGAAGGTCCGCCATACCAGCGAAGCGACGGCCTTCCTCTACGATGGTACCCAGCAGGCTGTAGAGGACCTGTGACGGCTCTTTATACGGCAGCGGCATGATGTTGTCGCGCATCGTGCCTGACGCCACGTCCACGTCTCGCCACTCAGCAGGGCTGATGGGCGTGTCATCACCTTTGACCCGCAGCCCCTTAGTCTTGAAGCCACCGGGCAGGTTGCTCAGTGTGCCTGCATCGACAAGCTGACGGATGAGGCTAGTGCCTGACTTGGCAAAAGCACCGATGAGGTGGATGAGGCCGAAGGCGTAGAAGCCAAAGCCGGGTACGTAAGAGTAGTGTACGAAGTGATTGCGCTTGGTTTTGAGCTTGTCGTCGGGCTGCCAGTTGCGCCGGATGGCGAGGATTTCGCTTGATCCCTTCTCAATCGTAACAATGTAAGGAAGAGCGATACCCTCATCGTCCTTGTCCCTAAACTTGTCGTCCTCGATGATGAGATCGACCTGCATTTCCAGCAACTTGTACCGGTCGTCGGTCGTAGCACGGAAGCCAAGGCGCTCCGCAATCTTCTTCTCGACCTCATCGAGCGTGTTGTCAGGCTCGCCAAGCTCCACGTCGCGGTAGAAGCCATCACGCTGGAGCTTTTTAAGCTCGTTGGGCGTCTTGCGCATCACGTGGGTGACACGCTCAGCAGATTCGAGGTTAGACGCGCCGTAGGGCACCACAACGTCGTCTGCGGGCACGTACATCGACACCTGCCGCCCCATCGACGGGTCGTAATACACCTTCTTGAACGCGTTACCGGCAAGACCCAAGCCCCACAGCATCCGCTCGTGCTCCGGGCGGTACTCAACCATGCGGTCGGTCAGCTGGTAGTTCATATCGTCTTGGACGCGCCGCGCTGCATCGCGCTTTTGCGGTGTTTCTTTGCCGATAATCTGCGTCCGCACCGGTCCTTGGGCCGGGAACGTCTCCATCATGGTCTCAGCTTGGAACTTAACGACCGATTCAGCGAGGAGCGGGTGATACACACCGCAGGCACCGGGCCATGGCTCGGTGCGGTCCTCAACCTTCATCCCCAGAAGCTCAAGACCATCGACGTAAGTCTGTATCCAGTCGCGGCGACTGGCGATATCGTCGTCATAGTCCCCGATCAGGTCGCCTACAAGCTCGGTTAGCTCGCCTTCACCAAGGGCTTCCGCAAGGTTTTCATTAAACTCTTGGTCCTCGTCGTCATCACCGGGCTCAATCTCGATCTCCAGCCCATCCATGCCGATGGTGACGGACTCAGGGTCCTCGATCTCGATCTCAATGTCGGGTTCTGTGTTCACTCCCGGCATTACACCTCCGGAAAACGACGCATCAAGACCCAGCGGCGCTTGATTGAGAGCTTTATCGACGGCCATCAGTAATATCCCTGTTGCTTACGGCTCTTAAAGTATATGATATCGTCTGGTTCGTCGAGGTTGGTTGTTACGTAGCCACCCTTACGGAACCGGTGCATCGCCATAGAGACGGTATCGACGTAGTCATCATGAGAACCCGCAGGAAACTCAGCCACTTCATCAATGACTTCTTCCGCCCAGCGGGTGGGTGGTGCCCATACTCTTCCGGAGGCGAATATGTCAGCGACGGCGTTCAACCGGCTGATCTTGTCATTGCCACGCGTTGGGGTGAACTCCTGTACTGGGATGCCCATAGCACGCATCTCGTAGATAAGCGGCGCACCTGACGCCTTCTTTTCAATGATGACGCCGTCCGGACTCCACTCTTTATACTCCTCGATGGCTGCCTTTTTAAGCTCGGGGAACTCCATGCGGTCGCGGAAGGCGTTGAGCAGGATAATGTTGGCCTGAGATATGCCCGAGTCGTCTGCTTGGTAGAACACACCCCACGTCGTGCACGCCGAATAGTCGGACCGTGAGGTTTTCTCGAAGGCCGTATCCCAGCTTTGAAGGATAAAGTCGCACGACGGCGGTATGTCGCTCGACCACTCCTGCCACCACTCGCGCTTAATAATAGCAGCGGACTCAGAGATGGGGTTCTGCTGGTACTGCGCTTGCCACTTGCTGTTGGGCACGTCGCGCTTAACTTTTAGGAGTTCGTCCAGCTCCCAGAACTCAGGCCACAGCGGCTTGTCCGAAGGAAGAATAGCAGGAAATTCAATAACTTCCCACTCACCCATACTCTCGTTGGCCGACGCATCCTTAAGGATTTGCCCCGTCAGGTCCCTTTTAGACCAACGTGTCATGACGACGACGATAGACCCACCCGGTTGCAGACGCTGACGTGGCCCAGAAGTATACCACTCATAGGTCTTGTCGTAGATATCTGGGTTGATTTCCGCGATAGCTGCTTCTTGCTCGCTATGCGGGTCGTCGATGATGAGGACATCGGCCCCTTTACCGGTAACGGCACCACCGACACCGATAGCGAAGTAGTCCCCGCCCTTGCTGGTGTTCCACCTTCCGGCTGCCTTTGAGTCTGCGGCTAGGCTCAGATCAGGAAAAATCTTGTGGTAGGTTTCTGTATCTACAAGATTTCGCACTTTACGGCCAAAGCCCACCGCCAGCTCCGCTGTGTGGGAGCACTGGATAATCTTCTTATGGGGGAACTTGCCGAGGAACCATGCAGGTAGAAGGTAAGAGGCAAACTCGGACTTGGTATGCCGGGGCGGCATGTTGATAATTAGCCGCTTGCACTCGCCGCGAGCTACCCGCTCGAACGCATCAGCCATCTTAGCGTGGTGCCTGCCACCGATGAACGACGGCCACACCTCCTTGACGAAGGCAAGGAACTTTTCTCGGGCAAGCTTCGTTGTTTTAAGTTCTTGGAGCTTCTCCAGCTCAGCCAGTAGCCGCTCCTGCTCATGCACCGGGAGCAAAGGGAGAATCTTCGGTAGATCAGCTAGGCTGATGTTGGACGTCATTACTCGTCGTCCCCTTCAGGGGTCTCGTCTTCGGGGCCTTCGTAGAAGCCAAACTCGTCGTCCAGAGTCGTACCAACGGACACAACGTCAATCACGTCGGCGTCCAGCAGGCGCTTGACCCGCTCCTTGATGGCGCTTTCCAACGCCTCGGGGCTGTTATAGTTGATATTGATCTCGCTGCGCTGGGTGAACAGACCGATATCGCTATGCTTGCCCAGCAGCTCCAGCGCCTTAAGTTCGAACTTGGTCTCGCCACAGTTAGCTATCTCTAGCAGCTTATTGGTAAGCGCCGAGCGCACTTGGTTAGCGTCAAAAGCCATGTTCTGGCCGTACTGCTGAAGAAACGCCTTGGCACCTAATGCTGTCGCGTAGCTCGTCAGGGGAGCCACATGCTGCCCTTTTATTGCCCCTTCAAGTAGCGCCTTCTCTCGCTCGTACGTCGCCGGGTCCACTTCCAGTGGGACACCCATCTCTTCCAAGAAGTCAGCCGTATTGGACACCGCCATCAGCTCATCCATGAAGCTGGGGGTTTCAACATCTTCGGGACTGTAGGGTAGCGGGACTGAGTCTGTCGGGTTCAGTTTAACTTTGGGCATAGGCGCAGCGTCCGGTTTGAGGGAGCAGACCTTGCCTATAGTGTCGTACGGGGGTGCATGTAAAGTGGGTCCAGCCCTCCAGCAACGGGCGAGGCTGCTGATTATCCGGGTTACCCCGTTAGGGGGAGGGTGGTGGCAGATAGCAGGAGGTTTGGGTCCCTTCAAGGGGGGCTTTGCTATGTAGAG